AGAGAAAACGCTCCTATTTTTGTACTTCGTGACGCAAACGACCCGCTAGGATCTACTCTTTATTCTTTTAAACCACTTATTGGAGAAAGCCTAGACCACGATGGAGAAATAAAGTCAGCTGCAGCAATGTCTGGGGTTGATAAGCACACGGGAAAAGTAATTCAATTAACTAATCAAAAACGACCTAAGCCAACAAAGAAACAATACGAGCCTGAGTTTTTTGACAGTTTTTCTACTGGAGTCGTGGTTAACGATTACGACATGGCAAAAAATGAATCTAAGTCTGTGGATGAAAGAACTAGGTTTCCGTATCGTGCTACCGCAAAAGTTCTTGGAGATCCTAACTTGCATCCAGATATGCCAGTGTATTTAGACGGTGTGGCATCAGCGTACGCGGGTTATTGGGTGGTGCTTAAAGCGGAACATGTAATTGATTCTGAAGCGTATAGCAACCAACGATACGTAACAATCTTACATTTAGGAACCGATTCCTTAGGCTCTGCTGGAACTAAAGCTGGTATGGCTAAAGACGGTAAAAGAACGGGTGGAGTACCAAATAGGCGTGCAAAAAGAACAATTATTCCTAACGTTAGACAAACTAACAAAAGGGGTAAGACCATACTTAAAAAAGGTACAAAAAACGCAAACAGAAACTCCTCAGTTGGTTTTGGAAAAATAGGAAACCGCGCTAAACCTAAATCTGCTGGAAAGACTATAATTGCAACTAGGTGGGCAAGTACTTCTGGAAATTTAGTTAAAATAACTAAAAAGACTGGAAAGTCAGCAGTTGTCGTTAAAAAACTTAGGAGAACAAATGGATAAGTTCTATGGCATCTATAGAGCCATTTGTATGGATAATGCCGACCCTGTTGATAAAAATCGGATTAAAGTTCAAGTTCCTCAGGTGCTTGGGCAATCTATTAGTGACTGGGCTTGGCCGTGCCTTCCTGTGCTATCTAACGCTAACCACCCTGACCACAAAAAGCATTTAGCCTCTGAGGTGGCCGCGCTTCTTAATGCTCATGCAGATCATGCAATCTCAGGAACTACTGGTGGAACTACCGTTTCTACTTTTGGCTCTCACACCCACACCTTTAGCTATACCGCAGCACATACCAATAATCACACAGGTAAGAGCCCTGACACTACGTGGAACTTAGATCATGCTCATGATACGGATTCAGATGAAGAAAATAAATGGAATGACAATCTAGAAATAACTACAGAATTTCCTGAGCACACGCCTCATAGGTTGGTGCCAGATTTAAATCAAGGTGTTTGGGTCATGTTTGAAGGCGGAGACCCTAACTTTCCAATATGGATGGGAGTATTTTAATGGCAACGTCAATTTCATTACCGTTTTCGTTTAACGTATCGGGGGCTATTCAAACAACTACTTTAGCCTCTAAGCAATACCAAGACCGTGTTTTAGGGGTAATTTTTACAGCACCTGATAGTAGAGTCATGCGACCTACATACGGAACAGTTTCTGCTGGGGCGGTGTTTGAGCCAGAAAGTGTTGTAACTGAGTATGTGAGCAAAGCTATTGGCGCTGCTTTTAACCAGTACTTACCCGAACTAAGCTTGACTCGACTATCTGTGACAAAGGAGTCAAGTAGCTTAGGAGTTGATGTGCTCAATATTTCTGTAGAATACGAGCTACCAAACAAACAGGTAGATAGTCTTGACGTTAAGGCTGGAACCTTTACCCGATCCGGCGATCTAATTCAGGAGCTTGCATAATGGCTGACTTTGTCCCACAAGTTGATTACACCTCCCGTGATTACGCCTCAATCCGCGAAGACTTAATTAATTTAATTCCTCTTTATGCTCCACAGTGGGTAAGTCGTGACCCAGCCGATTTTGGCATTGTTTTGTTGGAAATGTTTGCTTACATGGGCGACTCACTCAACTATTATATTGATAGAGCCGCTAATGAGTCTTTCTTGTCAACAGCAAGCCAGCGAGACAGCGTTTTGCGTATTGCAAATGTTCTTGGATACACCCCCGTAGACAGCATCCCAGCGACTACTACGTTATCGTTTTTTAACAGCACCGCTGCTCCAATTGTTGTGCCTGATGGAACTCAAATAGCTAGCACAACTGTAGTAAATGGAACAAACACGCAAATTATATTTGAAACAGACGCTGCCGTTACTGTTCCAGCAAATGGCAATATCAGCGTAGCCGCAACCGAAGGTGAGACTGTCTTCGAAGAAGTTGTGGGAACATCTGATGGAACCTCAGATCAAGAGTTTATTCTTTCCGACACCCCTGTTATTAGTAACAGCATTTCAGTAACAGTAAACAACACCGTGTACTCACCCGTAACTTACATTATTGACGCTGGTAGTTCAGACGCTGTTTTTTACAGCACAACTGACGCGGATGAAGTTACTACTATTATTTTTGGAGACGGAGTTAGTGGAAGAATCCCACCAGCAAACGCTGAAATTCTTGTAACCTATCGAGTTGGTGGGGGCGCTCAAGGAAACGTAACTGTTGGAACTTTAAACAGTATTGTGACAAACTTTACTCCCGGTTTAACTGTAACAAATGCGGCAGCAGCCTCGGGTGGAGTAGACGCAGAATCTACAGACTCTATTCGTTTAAATGCTCCAGCAAGTATTCGTGCTATTCAACGAGCGGTGTCCCTTAGAGATTATGCTGACCTAGCTCTTCAGGTTCCGGGTGTTGCAAAGGCAACGGCTACGTCAGAAGTTTATTCAAGCATTAACCTGTATGTTGCTCCAGCGGGCGATACTGGAACAGACAGCAATGGAAATTTAACAGCAGTTTTTCAACAGCTTGGAAATAAAATTGCTCAATTTTTTGTAGACAAAACCCCACCGAACGTAAGTATTACATTGCTTCCCCCAACATTTGTTGGCGTAAACCTTACGGTTACAGTAAATGCTTTACCTCAGTACAAGAGAAGTGTTGTCAAAAGTAATGCAGAAAAAGCATTACAAGAAATTTTAACATTTGACAACGTTCAATTTGCTGACCGTATTTCTTTACACTATGTAATTGAGGCTCTTGCCGCAACACAAGGTGTAGCGTATTCAAATCCTACTTTAATAGCGCGGGTAGGTGCGGCTCAATCTGGTATAGCAGATGCCGTATTTGCACTCAATGAAATTCCACGAGCCGGAACTATTTTAGTTACCGTAACCGGCGGAATTGAAGACTAGGAGACATCATGACAGCCAGTTATCCATCATCGGTACGCCCGTTTACAACAAAAACAAACATCCTCAGCGTTATCGACGCTGCTGATCCAAACACTTTGCAAGAAGAAGTTGTAGCTATCGAGACAACGCTTGGTGTTAACCCAGCGCTTTCTACTTCAGTTGTATCAACTGATACTTTTCTTGGCACCTCTAGCCAGTATTCGACCGTGGCTTTGCGATTGGCAAACATTGAACGAGGAATTGTTGGAGACAGTCACACGCAGTATGTAAAAAAAGCTGGAAATGAAACCATTGTAAATGCCACAGCGAGTAACATTGCTTTAACTGTTAGGGGTGCGACATCTCAAAGCGCAAACCTTATGGAGTGGAAGACCTCCGCTGGAACAACGGTGGCAAGCGTTAATCCTGCTGGAAAAATTACCGCTAGTGACATTGATGCTCCTGAAATTGATCAATCAATAATTCTTGCTATTTTTGGGGCTTAAAAAATGGCACGGTACGGAATTGATTACTACGGTCTGTCTAACTACGGATCGGGTGGCGTAGCTGTTGTTGACTTTGACGCGTCACCAGTTTTAGCAACTCCTACTGGATATGGTCAAATTACTGTAACTTGGACTCCCCCTACGGGAGATTGGTCTCGCCTTCGCGTTGTAAGAAACACATACGGATTTCCGCTTTCTGTAGATGACGGAGCTATTGTTGCTGATGAACCAAAAAACTTTTCACTTGGCAGTTACATAGATAGCGGAAAAGTTCCAAATAACATTGGTTTACGCCAAGGAATTGCCTACCATTATTCAATTTTTGTTCTTGATGCACAAACTGAAATTTGGATTAAAGCAGGAAACGCTTTGGGTATATCTGTAAAAAATTATGGATCTTTAGATTTTATGTACAACAATTTGCCAGCAATATATAGAAATACACAACTTGCAAGCGTTACGGATAACAACGAAAACCCAGACTTGCGTGCGTTTCTTTCTGTCTTTGCTTTTGCATACGATTTATACAAAACGAACGCTGAGTTATCGTACAAGTCATACGACACTGCAATTACCTACGCTCCAATAGTCCCTGAAATTATGAGACAGTTTGGTCTTGCATTTGAACCAGAACTAGGTCTTCAGCAGTCTCGTATCTTTTTAAGAAACGCCATCTACATAAACAAACAAAAGGGAAGTCTTCAAGGAATTAAAGACTTTATTAAAGCATTTACGGGGTATGACGAAACTACTACTCTTGGTAAAAATTTAATGCTTGACTATAACGACTCTTCATTTGAAGAAGGCCTTGGTAATTGGCAAATTGTTATTCAATTTGATTCTAATAACGTTGCAATCGGTGACGCGGTACCGCTGATTACTCGAGCACTTCCGGCAGAGGTTTCTCCTTACATAGAGCCATCTTCGCCTACATTATTTCCTAATAAAAGAGCCGGAAGCCTTAAAGTACTTGCTAACAGTTGGAACCCCAGCACCTCATACACTGGAGGGACTCTTGAACTTGCTTGCGGATTGATTACTCCTAAAACAAAGGGTATTCCAGTTAAAGAGGGTTTTGCTTATACTTTTTCAATCTACAGCCGCGCTAAAACAGTGGCTAGAGAAGTTACTGTTGATATTCTTTGGTACGACCGTAACGGTGAAGAAATATCAAGAGCCGGTGAAGAGTCAAAAAGAAACAACTCATCTTCTTGGTCAACTAGGGTAGCTACTACTAGCATTGCTCCTGTAAATGCATATTTTGCAGTTCCTTACCTTCGTATTGCCAATGTTTCAAAAAACGAAATTCATTACTTTGACTGCGCTCAATTTGAGCAAAGTTCTGAAGGCGCAACCACATTTGAAGAGGCTCGACAAATTAACATTGTCCTTAAAGCAAGTCGAGTAAACGAATTTAAAAACCCAAGTTTTGATGGGGCTATTGCTCCTTGGGTAGCAACTAACGCTACGGCAACACAAGATCTTACGGTTTTTGATGAGGATAGAAATAGCAGTGTTTCTTTAAAGCTTACTCCAATAGCCAACGGCCAAGTACGTTTAAAATACGATGAATTTATAGAGGTGCTAGAGGGCTTCTGGTATAGCTTTAGTGTTTACACACGCACTGGTTTTCTGGGCGACCCATCTGCTGACTTAACTGGTCGTATGTCAATTGACTGGTACGACGCTAACAAAAACTTTCTTGAAACCACTACCTCTGGTACTCCAGAACGATTAAGTGAGTTTTATGAAATAGATAAAATCTCACGTGCTGGAAATGTGTTGACTGTATACACGGTAGAACAACACAGCCTTACTGTAGGAGGCTCAGTTAGATTTGTAGATTTTGGTTCTGTTGCTTCTCAAGGAACTACATACAATTTAACAGGATTAAACGGTGTTCAAACAGTTACAGCAATTGGTGGAAGATACTTCCAGATTGTTTCTAGCGGTACTAATATTCCAACAATAGAACCTGGTCCAGTGCCATCTATCCAAGATTTAAAATTTGATTTTATTAGGACTTCTTACTCGGACTTATCTCCAGAAAACGCTGTTTACGCAAAACCACATTTTGATTGGACAAACGCTTTAACAACTCAAGTAATTCATTTAGATTCAGCAATGTTTGAACAAGCAACAGCGCCAAAACCTTACTTTGATGGGTACTCTGGGTTTACTTCAACAGATGACCTTATATGGGAAGACAATCAAGCGTTTTTAGGTAGATCTCACTACTACAAGAACAGAATTGCTACACAACTACGCTTAATTGCACAACTTCCTAGTTATTTAATGCATGGAACCCCTTTTCGGGTTGACTTAGCCCAGCCAGGTTTGTAGCACTCCCCAGACCTGTGTAGTATCTGCCTCCAAGTCAGGGGGATTACATGGGATCAAAATTTTTGGTCATTGCCGGTAACGGTGAAACAACAAGAGTTAACGTAGAAGCTTTATTAGAAGATCACTACAGAGGTAACGGCAAAGACGTAACACTGCTTTTGCCTTTTCAAGATAGACCAAGTCAAGGGCAAATATGGGCGCATCAGGTATCCGCAGAACTTGAGATACCAACAATAGCCATAGCTCCAGAGAACGCAGTTATCATGAGTCTTGGAAGCTCCAGTCTTCACAACTCTTCAAACCCAATCTCGGCTGTAGTCGAATTGATTCGTGGGGAGGACACTCAAGCTTTCATTTTGTGGGATGAGGAAGATGGCTTTGGGACGGCTGCTTTTTACGCCTTCCAAGAGGCTTCCGTGCCCTCCTACGACCTTTGCATGGGTCTGGTTGAGTTGTCACACATAGAACGTGAGAACGAGCCCCAGGAGGTCGTTACAGAGGAAATCTCAAAATCTGAGATTAAGGTAAAGGCTAACGAGCCTAAGGTAAAGGTTGACCTTGCTGAGCTAATAACCAAGAAGGTTATGGAAGCGCTCAAAGAGGCGGGTCTTGCATGACAGGAGACCTATCGGCTAAAGCCTATGGGATCCTCATGGCAATAATTCAACACAATCTAAACATCTCAGTAGATAACCTGCGCCTTCATTTTAAAGAGGGGGAAAGGGCGATTGGATCTGGGTTAAAAGAGTTGCGTGATAACAACTACATCGAAACCAAAAAGCATAGAATCGGCAATCGAATAGTAACAATGTCGATTCTTACAGAAAAAGCAGAGCGTCTTTTCTTTGGCGTAAGCCCGCAAAGTGTGGACCTACAAAACGTCGGTACTGTTATCAGTAATGAGCATATAAGCAGAATTACTAATTCTACTGTTATAAGTAAACCAAATCTCTCGACGAAGTCGAGATTGGTTTTAGAGACCGAGGAGTATAAAACGATGGGTTACGAATTTTTTGACTCTACCGCCGAACCTTCCGAAGATTCCGAAGATCCAAAGAAGCGTCGCGCCGCCGCTGAGAAGAAGCGAAAGTCTGATTTTGATAAGAAATCTATGACAACGCATGTGAGCAGGTTTCAAAAACGTCACACCATGCCAGTTGCCGAGTGGTCTGTTACTGACGTGTGCTTTGAGTTTGCTGAGCGGATTCACAGCCACTGGAATATTCAGCCATGGTCAGTTACTCAAAGTAAATTCTCTGGAGCCCTTGCTTCTGCTAGAAAACGTTTAGGCACTGATAGTGTTACCGAGGTAGCCGCTATGGATTTATTCTTTAGGCAAATCTCAATTAGCGAATACAAAGACGCCGAGGTATTGTGGCGATTGTTTGTAAGCCGATTACCGGGTTTGGTAAAGGGAGCCGTACTATCCGTCAACACGGATGCAGACGTTCTTATGGCAGAAGAGGCTTGGGATAAAGCGCAACGGATTTTAAGGGGAGAAGATGTTTAATGTTGAAGAGTTAAAGATTCGGCGCAAGAGCTGGATTAGGGCTGCGGGCATACCAAAGCATTTACAAGGTTGGGAATACTCAGACTGCACCTCTGTCGATAAAAAATATCTTGAGGCTTTACAAGGTTGGGAAACACTTGTTCAAGACGGAAAGATTATTAACGCAGTAGGAAAAAGAACTTGCGGTCGCGGTGTTGCTTTGTATGGCGATCCCGGTAATGGAAAAACAACTTTGGTTGCAGCATTAATTCAAAACATGATGAGAACTTCCTCCCTTGACATTTTTGAACTTAATGATGTGCGTCCTTGTTACTTCACTACTTACGCAAGTCTTATCGATCTTAAAGGTGAAACCATGGGCGATCAGATTGAGGAAAGCAGAGAGATGCTTTATGAAGGCATTATGGGAGAGTCCTCCGATAGCCGTCGTAATGTAAAGGTTTTGATTTTAGATGATGTTGGTCGTGAGCACAATATGGCTAGTGGCTGGAATCAAAGTACTCTTCACCATGTCCTTCGTAGTAGATTTAATGCTGGTCTTCCGACTATTGTTACCTCTAATATTCCCCTTATGAAATGGCAAGACTTTTACGGTGAGGCTACCGCTAGCTTTGCTCACGAAGCATTTTTAAATATTGATTTAAAATCAACTAAAGGAGACCTACGAAGATGAGAGGACGTTTAATGGATCAACCAAAGTTGCTTCAGGTTTTTTTAAGTCCGACTCAAACACCGGGCCCAAGCATTTACGAAGTAAGCACAAAGCCAAACGGTGACTTGCTATGTACTTGCGCTGGGTTTAAGGGTCGAACTACCTGCAAGCACACTCGCTTTGTTCAAGCACGCATTAACTCAAACGGAGGCTCGTACCCTCTTGAGATATCTAAACGCGCAACAGATGAAGACACAGAAAAAGCAAAGCACTCTATTGAGGCGTACAGAGATTTCATATTAGCTTTTGGCAAGATTGAAGTTTTCTAAATGCAGTTCGGGGATATTAGTAACGATATACCGCAACGGATTATTGTCACTACGGATGTGTTTGTACTTTTAG